ACCTTTAGTATCACTATCAGATACCATATCATCTTCATCTAAGAATAATGATGTATTGACTTCTGTACCATCTTCATTAATAATGGTATCTACTCTGTCGTGTATATCATCAAAGTGTTGTGCTTGTGCAACTTGTCTTATCTTTGCACCAGCAGCATGAGTTCTTAATCCTCCACCACCAGTGTCAATGTTTCTTTCTACAGTTAATGTTGTTCCAGATATATTTTCAACTTTTACATATTCTCTCTGGCTATCACTATCTGGGTCTAAAACTAAATACATGATTACAGAACCAGTGATAGCTGTATTAGAACTATCAGTTGGTGCTGCATCTACTGAAATTGTAATGTTACTAGCATCTGCTGTTAGTGCACTAGTTATTGTACTTTCGTATGCGTTGCTTAATTTGCTCTCTTGTGCTGCCATATTATCCTAATCTTACCACGCCTAATGTACCAATTCCCATTGTATTAGTAAATAATGATGTAATATCTTCTGCTCTTACACCTCTTATTCTAACAGTACAAAATTGTGTTACAGAACCTATATTAGCATTATTTATCACAGGATATGCAACGCTCTCTACAACTCCTCTGATAGTTTCTGATGGACTATACAATTCTAAAGTAACACTATCGCCTTCTTTTTGTTTAAGCTCTTGATATATTGTTTCTCCTAGGTTTCGTACTTTAATTCGTTTTCTATTTGGTCTTTCTACTTGGTCTGAAATATTTACAGGTATATCAACTACCACTAACTGTGGTCTAGGTAATGCCCTAGCTGATACACTTCTAAATACTGGAGACCCTGTATTGTCATCTGTTGGTTGTAAAACTATTTTTAAGTTTAGGTATCTAGCGTTTCTGTTAATCTGTACTTCTTTTCCACCAAAACCCTGGGTGCTGTCATTAGCTAACTCCCAGTTACTACTATCTGGAAAGTCAATGTTTCCTTCTCTAGTAGATATAAAACTTTGTATTCTTCTGGTATCTACAATCTCATCATGCTCTACAGTTGTACCAACCCACTGTTTAACTTCTGATGTGAAGAAATCTATATTAGGTAATATAATATAACCTTCATTTTCATACAAAGATGTTTCTCTGTATATATCTACACCAGATACTGCTACTACAAATTTACCATTAGCTTGTGTTATACCTGTAATATAACCAGCAGCAGCAGCGTTCATTTTTAAATCTCTTGCAAAACCTGCTGTAGGTAAATAATATCTCCATAAAAAACTTTCTGTTGCACTTTCTCTAATTCCACAATATATACTATCTCTTGATGCAAACATAAACTTAGGTGTTGTATCTATACCATTTATAACCCATTCTTTAATTAACTGTCTGTTAGCTAATACATACAAGTCATCTGCTGTAACTAAATCTGCTCTGTAAAATCTACCTATGTCTCTTGACTTCTCTTTAGTTCCAAAAAATACAATACCTTCTGTTGCAGTTATACAATGCACTTCCTCAAATGGTATGTTTGTTTGACCAAACAATGTCATAGTTCCAGATACATCCTTAACAGAATAAATATCTCCATTAGTAGAAGCTGCTAAAACAACTGCACCTGCATCTATAACTTGTGATACATAGTGGCTATCTTCAAATGTAACTATTGCATCTCCATCTGCTAAATCTGAATTACTCCAATTTTTATTAAATGGATTTACTGCCCACAATAACTCTACTGTGCCATTGTCTCCAGATATAAATAATTGATTTTTAGCAAACCATACACCTGTTAATCCACCATTAGTAGATTGACCAGTAGTCAATTCTGACCAAGTATCAGTACCAGCATCATATCTAATTAGTTCTGAATTAGATGTACCATCAGCAGTTGTAAAATAAGCATCAGCACCTACTGCTGTTGCACCTGTAAAATTATAATCAATAGTTAAACCAGTTGTTACTGCACTCCAAGTATCTCCATTGTCAGTAGATTTGTATATTGTTGTTTGGTCTGTAACATACATTTCTCCATTAGTAGTTTGCACTAAATAGTTATTACTACCACTAAAATTTATTTCTTCTGCTGCTGTCTTATATAGTAAATGTACATTGTAAGATGTCTCATCATCTCCATGAAATACATCTATACCTTTACTATCAAAAAATCTAGTTACATCTTTATCTACATTGTTTCTTTTGTGTGCGTAATCTAAACCTTGTCCACCAGAAAAATCATTACGAGAAAATATCTGACCTATGTTAGTTGTAATATCTTCTGGGTTTTGTCTTAAATCTATTTGTTGATTAGGAAACTCTGCACTTCTAATAACTAATTGTCTGTCATTAGATATAGCAGTTCTAAACAATAAGTTATCTAATCTAAAATCATATCCCTTTCTCTGTGGATTAGATACATCAGCAGTGGTAGGTACTCTAGGCACTTGGATATACCACGCTGTTTAAACTGACAGGTTCTGGGTATCTAGCTCTTAGGTCTTTCCTAGCTTGTTGTATAAGTATTTGTTGATACTGTAGTAATGAGTTTCTGATATTAGATGATGAACCCACTGGATATACATTAGCTTGTATTGAGTCTGTTATATACTCAGTTGTTGCTGCAGGTATATCTTTACCAGCTATCATTTGTGCAGCTACTCCTGCCATAATAATTGGCTCATACTCTGTTTCTAAACCAACATCAGCAAGTGTAGTTAACTCACTAGATACTTCACCAAACTTTTTCTTAAATGTACAATGTACATCTACTCCAGTTTGTATTCCAAAAAACTGTACAACTTTACCAGTAGATGTAACAGATGTAGGTACATCAATAAGCTCTACTGATACACCTCTAAACTGAACTGTAGTTTCATTACCATTAGCAAGTGTTGTGTATTGTGAAACTGCTTTTAATGGTGCAACTATTCTACTGTCATCACTACCAGTAAGAGCTACATAACCATTAGCACTTGTAATAGTTTGTGTCTCTACTGCAAACAATGTTGGATATAAATTTTCTATTTGGTCCTTTACTGCGTTAAAAACATTAAGTCTTATAAATGGAGGATTTATTTTTACAAGGTCTCCCTGTGCATGTGTAGCAGCAGTAGTACCTCTTGCTCCTCTTTTAACAATTAATGTTTCATCTGCTGTATTCAATGATACAACCATCATAAGTTCTTGATTGATTTCTATAAATGCACCTGCACCCATAGCATCTTCTTCTTCAGTAGTTAAGAAGTCTGATTCGTAAGAAACTGTTGTAGATGTTGTATCTGATATTTCTAGTCTTAAATTAGTAAATGATTGAATGTCATCATTTGGTTCTAAATATTCTCTGAAAACTCTATCAACTAGATTGCCTATGGTTGTACTCATGATATTAGATTCTAGCAGAACTTAGGGCAGAGTGGTGGTTCTGCCCATAAGTCCTATAATTTAATTTTAGCTTACGCCATTAATTACTGCGTGGTATTCTGCAGGTCCTTTATCAAGACCAATTTCCATATATACACGCTTTGAGATTGCTGCTGCATCATCATTGTCTGTATCTTCTACGAATACAGCACCTTTACCTGGGATGTTTAAGAAACAAACATCTAGGTATGCAAGGTCAAGAATGAATGCTTTGTCAGAAGGAACAAATTCGTTCACTACTAATCCCATGTTTCCAAATGGTGTGATGATGGTGTCAATGTTGATACCAGCGATATTTCTATCTCTTGGTAACACTGCCATCTTTTGGTTTCCTTGTGCAACAAGTCCTTGGTTTAAATCAAGAACTGAACCTGGTCTTGCGAACAAGACTGTGTTTTGCATTGGAGCTCCAGCATCATACATAAGTTTTAATGTTTCAGAAACTGCTGTGTAATCTAATGATTGTGCTGTTCCTGTTCCATCATTATTTGTATCGTGTGCATAAGCTGATGAACCATTTCCTGATGCTACCCATTCTGCGATTCCTCGCATCTCTCTTGGGTTACCATCTGTTCCATCATTGAAAGTAGCATTAAAGAACTCAAACTCAACTTCTCTTGCGATTTTGCTGAGTAGCTCTTCTAATTGAAATGCCATTTCATCATTTATTGGGTTAGAACCTTCAAAAGCTGCTGTTCCAGATTCCATAGCTTGGGAGTTCAAATATCCTGTTGAACCTAAAGCAGAGTATGTTAACTTTACACCCTGATTCCAGATTTGTACACAGTCTATTGCTGAACTTCTGCTTCTACCAAAATATGATGGAGTTCCACCTTCTGCAACTGCTGTGTAGCTGTTAACTGTAGGTGTATCCACTTTTTGGGTTTGGAATACTGGAGAATTAAGAAGTTTACCACCTGTTAAACCACCCACCATGGATAGTAGAGGTGTTCTTCTTGCACCAACTTTAAATAGTTCACCTGTAAAATTGTTAATCTCACTTACTGAGATTGGGTTTGGTGAGCCTATAGCTGCCATTTTATTCTCCTATAAATTTTTATCTAGGAGCTTTTCTCCTAGACTTACTTGTCTTTTAGCTCGTTAAGAGCCATCATTTTAGACGCAATACTGTCTCTAACTCTGCCAGTTTTTTGTGCTTGGGCTATTTGGTCAGTTATATTTGGAGTTTCGTTAATGGCTTTTGCTGTCTGCTGTAAAGCATCCAGTCTATTTTGACCTTCGTTTACTGTACTACGAATACTGTCTTGTTGTCCACTAACAATTTCTTCTCCAAATTCTTCAGACAAAAACTCTTTTAAAGCATTTACTTCAAGGTCGCCTTCGTACATCAAATCTGCAGCTTTTCCAACACCCTTATTTCTGTCTAATCCAACTTCTTTGAACAAGTTGTCTCTCTCTTTGGATTGATATGAAATCAACTCCTCTTTAAGAGCTTTGTTCTCTTCACGAATTGCTTTCCAATTCTTATCAGATTCTACTGAACCTTCAGTGTTTTCAATATTTTCAGACATTTGCTGTCTCCTATCTATAAATAATATTTTTACAAGTGCCATCTATGTAATGCACTGAGCTTAAACTACTTATTATTTATTTTCCATGTCTTGTTAGTAGGCATCAAGACAGTAATCGTATGTCTCCTGGTCAAGTTTTACCCCTAGACCTAGGAATAGGGTCGTAATTATTATATCATAATTTACAGGTATGCAAGTTGTTTAAACAATTATTGTTCTATAAGACCTGTAACAGCTCCTGCTTGTGTAGTTCTAGCTCCTGCTTGTATTGCACTACCTGCTAACTGCTGTCTAAGAATATTACTTACTTGTCTAAAGTCTTCTACATCACCAAGCTCTAATCCTTCTACTATGTCTTGTATATCTGGTATATCTCTACCTTGTGCGAATGCTTGTTGCTGTATATTTTGAACTTGATTAAATGCTTGTCTTGCAGATTGTGGGTCTAAACCTTGTTGTCTAAGTGCTTCAACTGCTTCTATAGATATCTCTGTTCCAGCTAATAATGCTTGACCACCAATCTGTGCTCTTACTACATTTTGTGATACAACATCTCTAGCTGCAATAGTACCTGCAATTATCTGCTGACCTAGTTGTGGGTCAATAGCACTAGCTATAATCTCTTCATCAGTTAATGTTCTTCCAAAGTTTCTTTGATAGTATTCTTTTACCTGTGGTATTCCTGTAATTATATTGCTATACACTGTATTTATTCTTGTTCCTAATTCATCAGGCGATACAATGTTTTGTATTAGTTGTTTCTTTCTGTCATTAGTAAGTATGACATCTGGATTAATACCTATAGATTCAAACTTTCTTTTGTATCCATCTATGACTTGTGTAAACTCTGCTTCTGTATATTTAGTAGTGATACCATCTGGATTTAAGTTACCAGGATAATAAGTTTGATAAGCATTAGATGTACGAACTGCTTGTATTGCTTGTTGTGAATCATTACCTGATTCAACAAATGCTGTAACATATATGTTTAACAATTCATCTGGCAACAAATTACCAAACTTTTTCCTAGATGCTTCTTTTAAATTATTAAAACCTGCTGTAGTTATGTTAGCCATTATGTACTAAATCCTCTCTGCACACCTGTTTTACTTACACCAACTGAACTTGCAACACTGTCAGATAAATCATCTACTACTTTTGCTATGTTTTTGTTTAAACCATAAGCAGTTAATTCTTGTACTGCAGTGTTTTGGTCATTAGCAAGTAGTACATTTAACCAGTTCTCTGATGTCTCATCTATTCTCTCTCCTAAGAATTGAAATGAATAGTTTTGCCATGGTGCTGCTATTTGTTTATATGTTAAGTTTTCGTCATATATATTTGAATTAAATAAAACTTTCCTTTGTGCTTTTAATTCTTGTTGTAATAAATCTGCACCTTCATCTGGGTTCTCTGCGTTTCTTATTATTCCTGCATAGTCTTGTAATTTGGCTTCATCTAATGCACCATATACTGGACCTAACCACTCTAATGCTAATGCTCTAGCTGCAGCATATCCAGTTTTAGTTTGGTCTACTTCGCCTTTACCTTCTAACCAGTTTGTAATTCTTTCATCAACTTGTATTCCTGATGTTACATCTGATAATGCTTGTATTTGTTCTGATGCTTTGACTCCATCAAAATCACCAAATGTAACTTTGTCTGCAAACCATTCAGCTAACGAATTACCATTAGCATCTCTAATAGTATCTGCATTAGCAATACCAGCATTTTTCATAATTTGTAAATATAATATTCTGTTTTGGTCTAGTAGTGTTTTAGCATCAGCAGGAAAATCAGCATCTCCAATACCTCTACCTTTAGAAGTTACTAACCAATCTCTTTCTTCTTTTGTGCTGTTGTTCCACCATTCTGTGTTAGACCATTCTTCAGTTGTTATGTCTCTATTTTCTACATATCCTTCTACCCATAAAGCAAACATTTCATCATCACTTTTAAGCCATGGTCTACCTAATGTTGCTTTTTCAAAATTGTTAAGGAATCCTACAAAAGGACTATCACCAGTAGTAATAACTTTTTCGTCTAATTCATTTACATTTCCAAAAAATACTGAGCTTGTCCACATAGTGTCTGATGCCTGTACTACATCTGGTCTTTCTCTACCACTATATAACATATCTAATCCTATATCAGATGCAGCGTAACGCATGTACATCATAGTTTCAGGAACTTGCCATACTACAAACTTGTTACCTTGGTACTCCCATATCTGACTGTCTACAAAACCTGTACTTAATTCTGCACTACCAGTATTAGTTGTTGTTACTGCTGTCGTATCTGTTACTTTGTCTGCTCCTGCATCTTCAGCAGATGTTCCAGCATCTGGTCCTTCTGTTATATCTACAGTATTTAAAGAATAACCATTACCTAGTGCTGTTTTTAAATTTGCATTACTAAATACTCTTTCTCCACCTGCAGGTGCATCTTTTCTATAAATAGCAATACCTGCTTCATATTGTGAAGGAGTAAATCCATATTCATCTGGTTGTTCTGTAACAGTTGGAGTAGGTTTTGGAGTAGGTGTTGGAGTAGGTGTTGGAGTAGGTGCATAAACTTGTTCTTCTACTTCATCCATTGGTGGTCTATCATCTACAAAACGAGATGTAGTTGGACCTGCAGGTGGTGCTGATGGTTTACTAGGTTTTGTATCTTGTAGTGCTGGTTTTGGTTTAGGTGTTGGTTTTGGTTTATTTGCTACAGTCCTTGTAAATAATCTTTTTTCTGATTCTGTTAATGGATTAACTGGTTGATTATTAGATTTTTTTAAATCTCTAATTCTTTGATTGTACAATACTTCTTCATACTCTTCTTTTGATATACGCTCACTAACTAAATCAATTAGTAACTGTCTCTGTTCTTGTGGTGTCAATGCCATAATTTACCTATTCTCCTGTAGTTTAGCATACTCTCCAAAGGCATAATCAATTATAGGTTCACTAATCTTCCATGACAACGACCATGTATCAGAGATTTCACCAAATTCATTCCATGTATCTTTACCTAGTTGTTTCCAATTTATATCTGGATTAGTATTGTCATAGTCTAATAATTCTATTCCTTGTTTTTTTCTAGCTTTATCAAATGCTTGTGCTGCATCTATTGTTAATACACTTAATTCATACCCTACATAAGCTGCTAATGCAGCAGGAGATATTGCAGCTAAACCTAGTCTAGGTAACAATCTTGATATACCTGCAGTTATAGCTACATCACCTGGGTCTAATACACCTGCTGCTGTATTAAATGCTTTACCTACAACTTTCTTAGCTGATTTCATAATTCCATCTACTACTTCTGGTTGTGTACTTACCAGTTCTACTACCTTGTTTAAACTTCTAGTATCTACTAATTCACTTGCATCTTCTACTACAGTACCTGCAACATTAATAATCTCTTCAGGCATAAGTGCTACTTTTTGTGATGCAAATGGTCTATCAGCAGGTTTAATATATCCTGCATCTGCTTTAGATAATAGTTTTCCTTCAGCATCTCTCATGTGTGGACCATAGTTTGTAAAAGTATTTTGTCCTAATGTTTCTGTAGTCATTACTCTTCTAGCGTCTGAAGAATACATCTCTTTATGAGCTAACCATGCGTTGTACTCACCTATTGGACCAAAGGTATTACCTCTCATACCATGTCCAAATGTGTCATGTACAGCTCTAAAGACATCATTCTCTAGCATTACTCTTCCATTTACATCTGTATATATTGATTCAGCTAACATTGGATTTAACTTACTTGTAGCTTCATCACCAAATCCAGATTCTGTAGCTAATACTTTTAATGTTCTATTTTCCATATCAGCTATCATTTGTTGATGACCTACTCTGTTAGGTGTGTATGGGTCTCCATCTACTACTTCAAACTTCATACCTGCATCTAATAGTGTTTGATACTGCATATTAGTTTCTTGTATAAATTTCTTATAGTAAGGTATAGCATTGTCATCAAACATAGGTAATTGTTCAAATATATCTGCTGCTATTGCACCTACTTCATCATTAAATACCGCAGCTGGTTTAAAGTCTGGGTCAGAATATCCCATTATCTTGTGATAGTCTTGTGCTACTTTTCTAATCCTATCGCTATGTGTTGATAAACCTGTTTCTAATGATGATATGTCATCTACTACATTTGTAGGTGTGTTTTGTACTATAAAACCTTCTTTAGGTAATTCACTACTTGTAATGTACCAATTATCTTCTATAAATTTTAATCTTTCTTTAGTTAATATATTTCTATCTCCCTTAGAAGTATCCATAACTGTTTTAGAAAAAGGATTATCTACTGCTTCTTTATATACAATAAGTTCCATTTCTTCTTTATAATCTAAACCTAAAGAATGTAAATCTATAAAATCATTTTTATTAACAAAATAACCATCTATACCTCTACCTTTTTTAATAGTTTCTTGATTAGTTTGAAGACCTACAGACCACGCTTGAAAACCATCTTTAGAAAATGATTGAATAGGGTCATTTGTTAATGCACCACCTCTAAATAAAATAAAATAATCATCTGCATTTGCATATAATTTATTGTGTTCATTAATTATTGTTTGTTTTATTCTTTGTTGTGCATTAGCAAATGGTCCTTCTTCTCTACCAAATTGCAATATTAATTCATCACTTAATACACTCTCCTTATTTATGAAATCAAACCATTTTTTTACCATTTCTAATGTATCTTCATTAATTAAATCAATAGGACTTTTACCATTAAAAATAACTATTTTTGTTACATCTGCTAAGGCATCAGATGAACGAAAAGGTTTACTTCCATAGGCAGGTACTGGACTTTTGTTCAATAACCATATTCCAAATTTAGTAAAATCTATATCGCTTACTGTTCCATCTAATATTTGTGGAATTATTCTTTTTATATCATCTCGTTTTAAATTGGGTTTTAATATATTATTTTTTTCAACTACACCTTTTTTCCATTTAGCATATTTTGAGTTTAAATTATTATCCCACTCTAAATCAGTATTTAAAGTTGGTGTATCATCAGGAATAGGTAGGTTATCCTCTTCCATTTTATCTACCTAATAATTTAAGTGCAGCTTGTACAGCATCGCTAAAAGTAACTTGTGGTACTACACCAGGAATATATGGTGTATGACCTGCTGATTTTTTTTGTTTATTTACTTGTGCTTCTAACATCTGTTTAACTCTTGCGTATGAAGGATTTTGTGCAGCTAATGGTACTTGTGTATAGTATTCTGGGTTTACCTGTGGTGTTCTTCTAGTAACTGGTAAACTATCAGGAACAAATGTCTCACTAGGTTCTGGTATTCCTCTATCTGGTTCTTGTTCAAGAACTGTAGTAGTTGTTGTAGAAGGCACACCTTCTTTTATTTCTTCTTCTTGTTTACCAAAAGCTATTTGATTATATCCTTTGATGTAATCTACTGCTTGTGTAATCTCTGCATCTAAACCATCTTTAAATACCAACTCATCTGTTGGTGCTAATCTTTTCATATTTGGTTTGATGTATTCTTTATAAGTAGTCCAGGCATCAAATGGGTCTTTACCATAAAACTTAGGATTATCTCTTCTGTATCTATAGATATGAACAGCGAACTTAGTTGCGTAGTCTATATCATATTTAACCTTCTCTGTAAACTCATCTAGTTCTAAAGTCTCACCTTGTTCTTGAAAAAATGCTTTAGTCATGTTATCAGGATTACCATTATCAAAATATTGTGGAGGATTGATTTGCCATAAACCTTTATCATTAGGGTCAGCATCACCATCTATACCATGAGTAAATTTAGATTCTAAATATGCAATAGCTAAAAGTACTCTTGCATCATCACCAGGAACTTCTTGTTCAAATAATAATTGCTTTACTTCTTCTACTGTGTATTGCTTTACTGCTTCTTCCATTATCTTATCCTTGGTACTGGTTGTGATTCAGCAGCTTTTAATCCTTCTAAGTTTCTTTGCATTCTATAAAATGTATCATCTTCAACATCTGCTTGTCTTTGTAATTCTTCTCTTGGTTCAAATATTTCATTAAGCACATCTTGTCCACCTTCATTAAGTATACTTACATCTGGTTCTTCTGCTTCCATACCAGGTGTTTGTATAGCTTGACCTGTTGTAACATCATAACTTAATGTTGGTGTAGAACCTGCTCCTAGTCCTGTAAGTGATTGTTTAAACTGTTCCACTGGTCCTTCTGTTAATTTAGCTGTTATGTATTGTTTTTCGTAATCTGACAATGGTGCACCTTTTCTGGCTTTAGCTTTACTTAATAACTCATCTACATACTCATCTAATGCTTCATTTCCAAATGTATATCCACCACCTAATCCACTTAAAGCTGCAGCTTGTGTAGTTCCTGCTAATAATTTTATTCCTGCTGTCCATGAAAATGAACCACCATTATTCATACTAAATTCCATAGCTGCTTTTAATCCTTTAAGAAACTCATCATCTATCTCTGCACCTACAGTTTTATTTAAATCTATAAGACCTGCAGCAGATAATAAATTTTTAGTTTGTACTCTAAGATATGGCGTTAGTTGCCTTGCTTGTGCTCCTACATCTGTAGGAAAATATATATACTTATACGCAGCACCTGTTCCTAGTATTCCTCTTCTTTGCGATTGCCATTCATCACTTGTTAAAAACTCTTCAGCAGAAATTAAACTTACTACTGGTCCTTCTTCTGGGTCAGATATTCCTGTTTGTACTTCATATTCTTTTAAGTAGCCATTACCTAATGGTGTCTTAGATGCTGTACCTTCAGTGTCTAAAATATTTGAAATTCTTACATAAAAATCTTCATCAATAGTGCTGTTACCTGCTGCTCCTTGTCCACTACCTACACCACCAAATGGTCCTTCTGCAACAGGTGGAACAGTTGTTGTTGTAGTTGTATTATTTACATTTCTTGTGTATACCACATTATCCTTCTAATCCAAATCTAGTTAGTTCGTAAGCAAATACTTTATCAAATATTACCAAAAATTTAGGATTATTTCTTCCTATTTCTTGTGCTTTAGTATACAACTGATTACGCACTTCTTGTGCTTGTATTGTATCACTTGTGCTTATCCACCTCATAGCATCTTTTTCTATAGGATAACCTCTTTTATCTGCTACTGCATCTATAGCTTGTGCTCTGTAGTTAAGATACAATGCTATCTCATCTCTATTATCAAAGTTATTAAACCTAGGGTCTTTAATAGCTCTTTCTAAATAATCTATTAACACATCATTAGGTACTCCTGTTTCATAATTAGAACCTAATACTTTATTTAGTTCTGCAGAATTACCATAAGCCATAGGAAACATTTGTGCTAAATCAGCTTCTATTAGTGCAAACTTAGCTTTTTTCTTAGCAACTCTTTCACCAGGGTCAGTAGTGCTGTTATCTATAACTTTAGACCAATAATCTTTTGTTGCTACTTCCATTGAACTAGCAAGGAATGTTTGTGTAGATACATAAAATTCATCTGGTGTTTTAGGTGTAAATAATCCTAAATTAGATATGTAACTAATACCACCATATTCAACATTACCTTCATCTAGTCCTGGTGCAAACAATACTAATACTGGTCCAAATTCTGCAGCTAGTTCTGGATTGTCTAATATAAAATCATATTCTGGTGTAGTTCTTGGCAAGATACCACCTTCAGATATATTTTTTCCTTTTATCTGTAATGCAGTAGAAGTAAAACCTTCTGATAAATCTCTGTTATCTAATCCTAATAACTTAGCTACTTCTAGCAACGCATAGAACTCACCTTGTGGTCCTAGTGTCATTACATACTCATCTTTGATATCTTGATAAAAACCATGTATAACTGACAACTCTACAAAGTTGTTATATACTAAACCACTATCTTCACCTTTAGTACCATACCATTCTGCAAATGCAACTTCGTTACCTTCTATTGCATACATAACAGATAGTCTAGGTATAAATGGATTTACAAATCTATCCCATGCTTTTAATTGAAAAAAGTTAGCTGCTAGTGTCATAGCTACAGTTTCTAATGCTTCTTGGTCATCTGCTAAATCTGGTCTCAATATACCTGCAACTTGATAGGCTGTGCTAATAGATGATAACCATTGGTCTTCGTCTAGCCCTGCTGTACCTAAATTAGTGGCAACTTGGTTTAATAAGTTTTTACCAACAGAAGGTATTGTAGTTTCTAATAATATACCTGGTATATCTTCTAATGAATCATATTTAGCACCTGTTAATTCAAACCCACCAAAAACATACTTTTCTAAATTCTTTTTAGCTTTAGGTTTATCTCTTACCAATACACCTATTGGCAACGCAAGACCTGGTCCTATAGGTGGGAACAATCCACCACCACCAACATTCAGTGCATTAAGTGGTATCCCTCTTTTAGCAATAATTTTAGAATCAGCAAGTGCCATATCATCTGTAAAAGCACCTCTACCTTCTGACTTTACATAATCTTCAAATGGTGTTCCACCTACAGGAACAATAAGATATTTCTCACCTGAAGGGTCTTCATATATAAAATTATGTTCTATTCCTTTTCTGTAACCAAATCCAATTTGTGCTACAGCTTTAGGATTAGCTAAACCTAAATTGTAATATCTACCTAATACTTCACGCCATGCTTCAAAGAATGCAAAACCTACTCTATATGCTTGTGCGAAAAACCCTCGTTCTGTTAAGTTATACAATAACCTAGAGTGCAACTCAAAAGCATACTCTACAGCTCTTTCATGCAAATCTTCCATAGACATAACTCTTGGAGTTGTAGCTGATTTTATATCTGATAAATCTAACATAGATTGATAGTCGCCACTAAATGTTCTATCTAGTATTGGATTGTTTTGTGGTTTAAGTATTTTTACAACACCTGCTTTTTGGTCTACTATTGCTCTAATTCCTGCAGATTGTAATACATCATTCCCAATAACTGCACCAGCTCTAGGTAATGTTATAGCTACATTAGGTTTTAATATTTTTTTGTTAGAACCTATAAGTAAATCTTGACCTGCTCTTCTAATTACATCTAATGCACCTGCAGTATTACTATATATAGTACCTTGGTATCCAGCAGTAGTTATATTACCAATAGCTTTCTGGTCTCCTAGTATTGCTATGTATTGTGCTTTAGCAAGAGCTTCATCTGTTCCATCAACTACTTGTGCAGCAACACCTTTTTTAACTCTTATAGAAACATCTAAATGCAATTTATCATTAGTTTTATCTATCCAACCACCTAATACATGGTCTTCTTTTTTAAGTAATGTTTTATTTTTAAGAATAAAATCTTCTATTTGTTTTCTAGTTACAGGTGTTTTTAAAACAACTTCTTTTGTTTTGTATGGTGATACATAATAACCAGGTATGTTTGTATTTTTACTTTTTCCTAAATCTATACTCCAACCATCTGGTTTTGCTTGTATATATTCGTATGCTCTATCTATAGCATCCTTCATCTTCTCTTTTTCTACTTTTGATTTTTTACTAAGTATTGGTCTTGACTCTTTTTTACCTAACACTCTGTTTAATGTAGTAATATTTACATCATGTGTTATTTCTCCTTGTGCATTCTTAACTTTTTTAGTTGTCTTGCCTTTTTGTAATTTAACTTTGAGTCCTACAATGTTAGGTGTAGAACCATCAATACCTAATACTTCAAACAATTCCTTTTTAGTAATTGTTTTATCAAACTTACCTTGGTTACTAGCTAGGTATTCTATAGCATCATCTACTAATGCTTCTGCATCTACACTTTCATCTAGTGCATTTGTTACAGCTTTAACAAGTGCATCTTTGTCTGGGATAGAACCATTAATAATTGCTTCTGATTTATTTATAGAAAAGTTATACACACCTATTGCATCACCATCATCACCTAATCTGTAATCAGCAACTGCTGATTGTTTTTTAAATACTTTTAATTCTGTGTTGTACAAGTTTAAATCAAATGTAAGTTCGTCATTGAATGTGTCTATTCTTTTTAATGATGTAATTTGTTTTTGTCCATTATCGCTATATGCAATTATTGATAGCGAATCACCATTATCAAATACTTTTACTGGTACAGTTCTTTCTGTAACAGCTAAGTCTGGTGCTAAATCTTTTATAGCATTGTATTCTTTTTCTACCATTCTAAATATATCATCACTTAAATTAATTGTTGATTCTGGGTCTTTGTGTGCTGCCATAATTTTGTTAAGACCTTGTTTAGATGTAAATGGTATACCTGCTTCTATAAAATGTTCGTATCCTTGTTTAAAGAAAGGTACTCTGATTAAATCTGCTTCCATTTGGGCAGTAGCAAAAAACAATGCGTCTAGTCCTCTTTGGTATGCAGTTCTTTCATCTATTTCAGGTTTCATTTTAGGAACTTGATTAGGCATTTTACTTTGATTTTTTAAGGTAAGTTTTTTAATCTTTTCATTATATATAGATAAATTTTCTGGTGTCATAGAATCAGTGCTACGCAAATCTACTCTACCTACTTTAGCTGTTGCAATAATGTCTATTATATCTGCACTACCACCAGTCATATTGTTTATGCTCTGTACATAATGTTTAGCTAGTGCTTGGAAGTCTTCTGGTTTATTTACAATAGGTAGTGTACCTTTTGCATATACATTTCTTGATTGCATCATCTTATTAGCTTGTTCTATAATTGTTTGCACTGCAGGTGTATCTTGATAAAACTTAGCAATATCTGTATAATCTAAACCTTTTCTCATTAACGCTGCTGTAATCATAGCTAAATCATCATCAATGTATTCAAATAAATATTCTTGTACAGCTTCTATATATTCATCTGATAACTTAAATGCTTGTACACCATCTGGCATAGGAACATCTTTAGCTCCTAATTTATTAATTAACTCATATCCTGTATCTGGAAATCTTCTACCAAAAGCAAATGTTGGTGAAGCAGAGGATAAAGATTGTAATTCTGGTATTCCATAGTCTGCACTATCTTGCAATACGCCTAATGCTTTTCTAATAGACATAGGTAATTTTTCATTTAATCCCTGTAGTTGTTTATTTTTAAATTCAAGTGGTCTAGTTATTTTATATGGACCAACTAAAGATGTTTCAGGTGTGTAACCTATAGCTCTAGCTATTACACCATTAGCATCATTTAACAAAAATCTAAGAAACTTAACTGGACTTCTAAATGCAGACCTTACACCTAGTAATGATGCTCTAAGGTGTCCGTCTACTGTTAGTTTTGCAGGATAAGAAAATCTACCTAACAACTGTAATGGATAAAACACACCTCTTACAAATCCAAATGTTCCTTTTTCTATAGCTGACAAAACTTTTTCTTGACCTTTAAACAGTAATCCTGGGTCTCCTAAACCTTTAGAAATATCTGCTATTTCTTTACCCATAGGTGTATCTACATCCCAGAATGTTCCTGGTTTACCTTCTTCAAATGCTTTTCTTGCTTGATTAAATACTTTATCTATACCTTTTTTTTCTATCAATCCTTTTGCTTTTAGTCTTCTTCTTTGTGATGTAGTTTTAATTATTCCAACTACATCAGGTATTTCTATTGTGTAACCTTTAAATTGATTTATTAATTCTATAGAGTTTCTTACAAATTCTTGTGGTATTTCTACTCCTTCTACTTGTCCACTAAATTGTTTCTTTGTAAGAATATCTATTTCATCTACTGGATAAAACTCATCTGTTCTTGATGGTGTTAGAAAATCTCCTACATTATCACTAAACATTCTTGGACCTTGTTTCATTTTTCCAAAAAACTCTGTTATTTCTGTATCAAATAATCCATACAAGTATCTAAGTTGTAGTGCACCTTCAGTTCTAAGCAGACCATCATAATAAATATCTTGTGCTTTTGTATATAAACCTTCATCAACAGCTTCGTAAAAATCTATTAACAACTTGTTTAAACGACTTTGTGGTACTTTAAATACATTTCCTACTCTTGCAAAAATAACTGCAGCTTCTTGTATATTTCTTAAATCTATTTGTCCACGATTAGGTAATCTAACATCAGTACCATTAAATAATTCTTTTAATGTTCCACCTCTTCTAGTAGTTGCAGTAATACTGTTATCTAATTCTTTATCACCAAATGCTCTAATCAAGTTATCTGATATAACTTTGGACTGTATTCTAAATTGACCTGTTTTACCTAGCGAAGATTTTCCAAACACCATATCTGATACATAACCATTATTAAATCCATCTATAAGACCATCTTTAATAATTTCAGGGTCAGTTGCATCAGCTACAGTCTTTGCAAACTTATGATTAAATCCTGAATTAATCATATTTAAAAATGTAGGTTGATTTGCTTTGTTAGCTTCTACAATAACAGTAGCCATACCATCTAGTATCTCGTCATTGTTTTGCCAAAACTCTGCTACAGTTCCACCTTCATCAACAAATCTTTTCATTTCTTTTTGTGCACCTGCAAGAACTTCGTCAAACTTTTCTGGTACTTTACCACCCAATCCAACACCTTTAGCTACTAATACAAATGGGTCTGTGTAGTACATAGTTACTAAATTAATAGCACCACCCATAATTCCTGCTATACCTTTGTTAGGTTCAAATGCTATCTTACTTAACTCTTCATCTTTTTCGTCTTCTAATTTGTCTACTAACTCATTTTTTTGTGTTATAGATATTTGTCCTGCATCAAATGCTTGTTCAGCTTGTAATATTTTTAAATCATATTCCAACTTTTTATCTTCATACATTATGTTTTCAGGTGCATATCTACCTGGCATATTTCCTGTAGCTAAATAACTAGCAAAATCACCTAAGTTAGAAGATATCTGTGCTTTTTCATATCCTTCTCTTAATTTTCTATTTTGTGCTACTGGTGTAGATTCACCTAATAAATTTAATAATGTATTATCTGAAACCTCTTCAGTAAGAATTTCATACCAGTTGTTTAAAGCTAAACTAGCTTTTTCAGTTTGTGTAAGTTCTCTTTGTAATTTTTTTTCTTGTATTTTAATTTCATCTAATGTATTTTCTCTAGTTGCTTGTATAGCAGCCCCTATATCTGTTTTTTGTAAATAACCTTCACCATCAGCATCTACCACACCTTGTGTAGCTAACCATGCTTTTGATTTAGCTTCTACATCTACTAAAGAATCTACTGGTGTATCTAAACCAAATATATTTAATAATGTTTCTGGTGCTGCAATTACATAGTTCTTTAAAGTTTTTGAAAATGCTTTTGTTCTTATACCTGCAACTTTCCATTCTTGTTGATTATCATTACGACTTTTTTTTTCAAACTCAATCATGTCTTGTCTAGTAAGACCTTGTTCTGCAAGTATTTCTTCTTCATATTGTGCATAAGGCACACCTAATTGATTTACTATACCTCTTTGTAAAGTATCAAAAATACTGTTAAGACCCATAAATATAGAACCAAAAAAGAATTTTTCACCTTTGTCATAACCTAAATCTTTTTTTGTTTTATCGTATATCTCTTGATTATTGCGAATTGTTTTTTGTACTGTTTTTAAAAAATCTGTAACAGCATTTGGCTTACCATTAGTTAAATTAATTTTTATAGGTTTAGTAGTTTTATATAATTCATAATATTGTTGTGGTGTAACATTTAATTCTGCTGCTGATACAACTAACTCATCCATTTCTAATGGTGTTAGATTTTTTAAATCTTGAAAGTTTTGTGTAAGTGCGTCTAAATCAGTATTAGATTTAGTTGCTTCTTTCTTTTTATTATAAGCAAGGTATTCATTATGCTTTTCGTAGAAGTCTTTATTCCATTTATAAAAAATGCTCATTAAAACCTCTGTATAGTTATTGGTGCTTTTTCCTTAATTAGCTCTATAAGTATTTGTGTGTCTGTTCCTACAGGCAAACTAACAACATCTTGTGGTGTACTATCAAATGTTCCTGCTTCATCTTCTCTTTCAGTAAATTTAGCAAATATATCTTCTGGTTTATATTGCATAGCTGCTGCATCTTGTGGTATTAACATATCAGCAGGTGGTGTACCTACTGCATCTATTTGATTTTCTTGTTGTGTATATCCACCAAACTCATCAGAACCTGGAATTGGTTTTAATGTTAAATCTTGAAATGCACCATCTATTTTTGGTTTTCTACCACCTGGCATTTTTGTCATCCTCATCTAAATTTTCTATTTCAAATCCCATACTTATACTAAACCATATACCAGGTAATGGTGTAGGTAAAATAAAAGCACCTAAAGGAACATCACCTTGTGCAAATAAATCTCTAACTATTGTAGGGTCTGTATCTATTTCAGGTATATCCCAATCTTCACCATTTATAATTTTAAAAAATTGTGCATTTACTTCTGCTGGATTTTTAGCCAAGAGGTCCTCCTAATGGTAGTCCTGGTCCAGCAGCTAATTGTTCTGGTGGTAATCCTCCACTTAATTGTGCAAGAACACTAGCTATATCTGGTTCTGCCTGTGGTATTTGTGGTGCTCCTGCACCAGCTAATGCTGCTTCTTCTGGTGTCATTTCTGGTTCTTCTGGTGTAAAGAATTTATCTAATATGCTACTCATGTTTTGTGGATTTTTTCTTATTTCTATAGCTGCCATAGTAGCTTTAGCATTACCTTTTACAGCTTGTGCCATTAACGATTCAAATAATACATTTTCTGCTCTTTCAGAATTAACTCTGTTTTGTATTTGAGATATATTATCTAAACCATCAAGGTTTTCTTGTAGCGTTTGCATATCTATTACACCTTGTTGTTTTAATTGCAACCCTGTAATTATTTTTTGTGGTTCATCAAATCCTGCCATAACACCATAGACTCTTCTTGTTTTATACATTTCTGCTATATCAGTGCCTGGGTCATAACTTTCTTTAAATGCTGTACCTTTTCTAAATCCTGCAATAGGTTTTCTCTGACCACTATACATAATTTCATCCCACTCTAATCGTTTAGAATCTATTTCTTCTAAAGCATCTGTTAGAACAGTTTGATATTCTCTTACATGCAGTGATGCAGATTGACCTAGTTCTTCTAATCCTCTACCAGTAACAAAAGCATTAGGCGATTGTCCATCATCTGATACTGGATATGCAGAACCTAGTCTTAGGTGTCTTTCAAGTCTATCTATTTGTTGGAACAACTGATAAGGTAAATTACTAGTTGGTTTGCTAACTTGCGAACCAGGTGTCAAGTAATTGACTGCGAATCTACCTTTTCTATATTGTCCAGATTCTATCTCACCAATGATGTTGGTTTCTGTAAACACAGCATCTTCCATAGCAATAACAGATAGAACATTGATTTTTGCCATATTTGCCATTAAACCAATTACATGATGGAATTGGCTTTGCATTTGGTCAAAGCTGTAACGCTTTGCTATGACAAATCTTGGTCCTGATTTAAGAGGGTTAGGAATAAAATCTAATATAATTTTGTTTTCAGGAAGAAATACATAAGTTCCTTCTTCGTCATAATACTCTGCAACTACTTTACCTGTACCATCTGCGTTATCCCATCCTTGGTCGTAACTAGATAAATAAGCCATAGTGTTATATTCACTACTTACTTCATCAAGTATTATATTTTTGTATTTTGGATACATTTCTGCAAGAGTTACATGTGGCACTCTTTGCACTACTGCTAACTCTTTTGGTTGTTGGTCTACACCAAAATATCCTGGGTAACATAGATATGGGTTTCTTATTTCTGCTACTGGATATGGTATGCCATTAGCATCTTTCTTTTCTTTTAATATCCATACAACAAATCCATAACCTGGCAACCATCTACCAACTTGTGGTAATTGTTTATCAAGTTTTTGAATATCGTCATAAGCATGTACAATTCTTTCTAATTTTTCTGCTCGTTTAGATGCTCTTTCAGAATCTTTGTCATTGTATATATCTATTTTTAAATCTGGTGCTCTACCTAATTTTTGTGCAAATCTTTCTAATGCAGAAATTAATAAGTTAGGTGCAGGTAATTGTCTGTAATTCATATCACGCATATCTTTGCCTAATAATGCTTTTAATCCATCAGCACCACCATTCATAATTGCTCTTATATTTTCTTTGTCGCCTACATAATCAGCGTGCATAGCTCTTAATTCATAAACTCTTGCGTAAAGCTCGTCTGCTGTTTTCATGTTCTCCAAACATCTATATCTATGTCTAGCCCTGAGTATCCACTAAAGCTAGGTTCATATTCCATACCCATTGTAGCAAGTCTTTCCTTTTGTAAACGCCTTATTGTTTTCATAGGAAACCAACTTGCCATAACTAAGTCAGATTTCTGTCCTACAGTTCTACTTTTATTTTGTGCAGAACTAAAATACACTAACTGACTTGTATATAAGTTTACCTTTTCTTGTGCTTCAAAGCTACGATAAGGTAAATTAATTAGCTTTTGTTCAAACAATGGTCTCATAGCTGTAACACCATACACTGGGTCATGCTTGTTACCATAAGTCTGTGTACCTTCTAAAAATATACCATGCTTACCTGCAAAATCACGAATTGATTTATCTTGTCTAATTGCTTTTTGAAATCCATTCTCTTCAATAACCCAATGTGATAAGTTATATTTTTGAAACCAGGTTTTTATAATTTCTAGTGCTACTGGTATACCTCCACCTAAACTGTTTTCCATATCTATCATGTACAATCTATCTGTCTGTTGGTCATAACCCCATAAAAATGCTGCTTGATATCCTGTAGATGCTGGGTCAAGACCTGCAATTAATCTAACATTATGTGGTATGTGTCCTATGTCTCTGTTTTGGTCTCTACATTCCTCTATTTCTAGTCTATCAAACAAACTCATACCATCTGGCATAGCTACATTAAGATATACCATTTCGTATATAGCTCTACCACCTGTAGTTTCTGCAGCTTTTTTTCTATCCATAAGCCACTTGTATGTTCTTTTTTTAGCCCACAACATACAGTCTTGATGTAATTCATTATCCCAATCTGATAAGTTACAAGCTGTATCATGTGCCTCTTCTACAATAGTTAGCCATGATTCGTTATCTAACAAATGAGAATACAAATCGTCATAGTGTTGTCTTGAACCTATAACAACCATAGCTGTGTGTTCCTCTTTACGACTTGACAATGTTGTAGTCCACCAGTTTCTTGTGTTTTCTCTTGATGCTGGTTGCATAGTAGAACTGTGGTCTTCAATGTCATCTGCAATAATTAAATCACAGTCTCTTGATAATATTTTTCCACCTCTACCTATACCAACCATAGTAGGTGATTTAATACCTGTTACAGTTCTAGTACCTACAGTAAAACCATTTTGAGACCAAGACTTACCAGTTCTGCTTGTTGGTTTAAATTTTGGTCCTGGTCCACATATCTCTTCAATTAATAATTCATTACTTTCTAATTGGTCTAATACAGAACTAACTGCATTTTTTGCAATCTCTTCGTTACCACCTACCCATAATATTCTTATGTTAGGTTTTGTACATATAAGCCATACTGCAAAGTGTATAAGCAAATCAGTCTTACCATGTCGTGGTGGGGACAATATCATTTGCTGATTACCATTTTCTATTGTATCTAAAATAGAATTAATCCACTTAATGTGAAATTCTGGTGTTTCGTATGGGTCTCCAGTTTCTGTCTGAAAATATCTATCTCTAAAATCTCTAAAGTCTTGTAATGACTTTTCTGCAACTTGTGGTATCTCCCAAGTCTTTCTTGCTTCCTCTTCTTCTAAATCTTCTAAGTACGCTTGGTATGCCATAGACACTGCTGCTATAGATGTTTCTAATATCTTAGATACATCTTGTATTGTTGTTTTTTTACTAAGTATATCTTTACCTAAACCTGATTCTTTCAAATCGTTATATACAACACCTCTACGACTTTGTACATTTTTTTTGCTAGGTATTATTAAATCTTCTTCTTTTTGTTCCCACTCAATACCTTTAGCTTTTGCCCTTTTCTTTTGAGTCTGTATTCTATTAGCACACCTATCACTACAATATTTTTTACGCTTACCGCTTAATACTCGTTTGCATCCTGCTGCATAACAAAGTTTATTTGCCACGCTTCTCACACTTCTTATTATTACATTTCATTTTATTTACAGGTTTTAACTCTACACCACATACTGGACATGGTACTTTCAAAATTATTATATTCTTTTAGCTTTATTTTTTTTACTATTAGGAAATCCTTTTTGCATCTCCTTATAGTTTTTAGCACTAATAGTAGAGTTTTTTTTAGACCTGCTAGTACCAGCTTGTTTTCTTTTGTTTATGTTATAATACAAACCTTTTTTAGCTCCCATGTTGCTCCTTACCACATTTTACAAGACCAGTACCTAGCTGTAGTCTTGTCCTTCGCTGTATCACATTTGTGCCTAGCTCTAAATGATTTTCTTGCTTCTGGGTCATCTTTACGAATCTCCATGTTAGGGTCTCCAAACATAACCTTTTTTACTTTGTCTCCATCTTTGACATAGACTTTGAATTTTTTACGACCATACCCTGGTTCACCTTTTTGAATCCTAGAAGGATTTTCTAAAGATACTTTTTTACCTTGGTACTCTGCCATAGTTATTTTTTCTTTTTTTTCATAGCTGCTTTTTTCTTAGTAGCTTTCTTCATCCCTTTTGGGTAACCTATACCTTTTGGCATATTACTCTCCTATGTATTTCTATTATCATAACACAAAACGCCACACATGGTGGCGTTCTGTCGTACAGTGTGTCCAATACTGTTTTATGAAAGAAAATGAATTAACTTAAATCAACACACAAATTGTCTTATGATTTTCAGCTTTTTCTTTTTCTAATCGTGTACCCCTACACAATACCTAAGACTTTCTTAGGTGTAACCAATATAATATTGTTTGTAAATTAATTGTAAAAAAATTTTTTTTTATTCTTCTTCAAACTCTTGGCATCTAGGACATAGTCCATTCACTAATTCATCTTCCCAGTAAGGGTGGTAACAAGAATCACAGTCTATTACAAATACATCCATAGGTGTATCTTAACAGCTTCACCCTCACTTGCGTGAGGGTTAGACTGAACAAACATCAGGAGGTATCCTGAAAAGCTACGAATGTAGCTAGACAATTATACCATAAAATAAATATAAACAAATAAAATTAGGGGGTCGCATGAGGGCGTAGGCGAAAGGAGGAAACTCCTACTATGATACGCAACCCCCTAAAATAATACTACCACTAAATTTTGTGGTATGATATAGTTCATAGTAACAAGCAAGAGGTTCTTCCTGCTTTAAGAAAAGGACCTTTGACAATACATCAGTAAATAAAGTGGACTAGCAGGACCATAGTAACTAGCGTAATAGGCTATTATTCCACATATTTAAATGCTACTTATTTTAGTTCATTCTGGTTTTGGGAGGGAGTGGCACAGGGTTAGCTATCTTCTCTTCTATTATTATTAATACACTATATCTAGTAGCACTATATATAGTGTTATCTGGTACATTACTATATGTAGTACCACTATATCTTGTACCTACTTAACAGAATATATTTAGAGGGTACATCAATAGTAATTAAGGGGTGCACATTAAACCC